TTGGCACAGCGCCGTAAAAAGCGCTAAACGATTAGTTGGGCTTCTCGTAAGATCAGCTCCTCTAATCGTAGGATCTTCTTCTGTGAGTTGGGTAAAGGCTGCATTCCACTTTGCTCGTTTCGTTCGTGTAACCATTATTCACCAGGGTCACCGAGGCTTAGCCATTCACCTTAAGACGGCCAATATTATGCTCATGAGAGCGGTCGCCGGTAATGGGCTAAGTAACTCACGGGAACTTGGTGGGGCAGTGGCTCGAACAAAGAGCGGTTTACCGCGGTTAATACCCGCGGGTATGAGGAAGCGTATTAAGGAGGGTGATAGTGCGGTAATTAGATTGTACTTAGGGTTCTTCACTCTTTATCGAGTGTTGAACTATCGAGGAAAATTGAAGTTATCCACTATTACGGCTCCAGGTGTGCCGATCACTGGATCGTTCATGAGTAGCTGGAGTTCATTTGCAATAGTGTTCTTCGGTTACTTAGAGGGATTTGGTGTGAAGTGTACCCGATCAGAGCTCGTTCCGGTGCCCTTTGGTTCAAGAGCTGCTTCTATTGCAACGGAGATGCACCCTAACCCGATGGGGATCGTGGTGAAGGATAAGTCATTTTCCGCTGTTAAGAAGAGCGGCTCATTGGCCCGAGGTTGCCGGTTGGAGATCTGGGGATATGTTGTCTCTATATTTCCGCTCTTGAAATCCGGTCCTAACTCATTTCGAGGAAGAGTCAATAGTTTTAATATTATTGGCGACTTACTCGCATGGGTTCAACGTCCTCAGCTCTTTTCCTCCTTCCAAGTGCTCGTGGCGGTAACGCGTTCATGGATACTATTTTCGCCCGTCCTCGCGGACGTGCTTAGATATATGGGATCAAAATTCCCTATCCTGTTCGCGCCCCATCATGAAGCATTTTGGTTAGGAAAGTTAAGCGTTAAGGAGGAACCTGGAAAACTTCGAGTCTTTGCTATGGTGGATTCCTTGACACAATGGTTACTCTATCCGTTGCACAGGATGATCTTTGACAAGATTCTGAGGTTAATTCCTCAGGACGGTACTTTCGACCAAATTGCTCCTGTGAAGCGCTTAATTGCACTTTTGCAGGAAGGTCGGGATCACCGCGTCTGGTCATTTGATTTGACTGCTGCGACAGATAGGATACCTGTTATGTTACAGGAAGTATTATTAGGGTTATTCATGACACCCGAGTTTGCACGCCACTGGCGGGCGATCCTCTGCGATCGAGATTATAAGGCACCCGACGAGCTTATTAAGCAAGAAGGGTGGAAGCGCCATAAAGGCACAACCGGCGCGTTCGCGCGCAGCCTTCGATACGCAGTTGGTCAACCAATGGGAGCGTACAGTTCTTGGGCCATGTTGGCTCTAACCCATCATATGATGGTGCAGTTCGCCGCTTGGAAAGCGGGATGCAGAGGTTGGTTCGAACGATATGCGGTTCTCGGAGATGATCTGGTAATAGGAGATTACCGGGTCGCTCGTGAGTATTTAGAGCTCTGCCGTGTGATCGGCGTGGAAATCAATCTGTCGAAGTCAATAGTAAGCAACAATCTCTCGCTCGAGTTCGCTAAACGCTTCTTCCATAAGGGTGTGGAGGTAACTCCTATACCTTTACTGGGATTAGCGGTAGGTTGGCTCGGTGTGAGGGATCTAGCCGAAATTGCTTCGCAGGTTGCTTCCCGAACAGGGAAGGTTCCATCCTTTTACATGATGGGGCGCTTTATAGGTTTGGGTTTGTCGACCTGTACTGG